TTTTTCTTGCCTGCAAGAACTGCTTTCTCTTTATCTTTCTGGCTAGGCCCATTAGCTGTCCCCTGTTGAACCAAGAGCACCTGAACCTCGTTCTGTTTGTGTGCCATAAATATTGTCATTTTCGATTTCCCACAAAATAGGTTTTTCGATTCTCACAAAAACGCCCTGGGCGATTTTTTGCCCAGGCTCAATAAACTGAGCTGTATTTCCCACGTTGTGAAGATTCACGAAGATTTCTCCAGTATAGCCCTCATCAACAACACAAGCGCCGGTAACCAAATGCCTCTTGCTGGCTACGCCTGACTTATTCATAACTTGGAGCATGCAATTTTGTGGCACTTCCACTTTCACTCCGGTTCCTAATAAAGCGCTTTCGCCAGGGCGAATGCGGACTGCGGCGCCTTCATGTGGACAATGAAAAAAGTCCATGCCTGCATCGGTTCGGTGAGCGCGATGTGGCAGCTTTGCATCAGGGTGGGTCCGAAATACCCTAATCCTGTTATCTTCATCTAGTAAAGCCATATTTTTCTCCTTATGCTAATAGCTTAAACATCTTTCTAACACTGAAAGTCGAGAACCCCCAGTTTGGATCATACTTCAGTCTCGCCATATAGGGTCGATTGATATGTATGATATCTTTCTCAGGGTCAACACCCCAGCATCTGATTGTATTTGTTTCGTTGTTATCATCGATAACCTTGACGACAAAAAAGTTCTTGCCGTTCTTGGATTTCTTTAGTTTGCACTCTCGCGGGATAAACCAAGTTACACCAAGCTCTGGGTCATATTCTGAAATGGGTGGAATATAAAGTTCATTCAACTTTTCTCTCACATTTTCAGTTATAACAGAACTAATCGGAAACACACCCGTTAAACTAACCAGGGACTCCAACTTTTCTTCTTCACTGAAGTCTCCTTCTGGTTCGTACTTGGTGATGTTCTCTTCCAAATTCTTAAGCTTCCGCGGCCTGTCAACACAAACTGCAGACCAAAAATGTTTGAGTCCAGAAAACCTTTTATCAACCAAATCGTTGAGTGCCTGTGCTCGACAAAGGGCGTCCAGAGCCTTCTTGTTGAGTTTAGAATACTTTACCTTGTCGTGGAATAAGAACTCCTCCACGGTATTAAATGGGCGATGCTCAATAATCTGCTGAATCGCCACTGAACCTAGGCCCTTGATTGATGTGAGTGGCTGGACCAGTGTTTTGTTATCTTCGCTGATCTCCCAGACCACACCAGAGGTGTTGACATTCAGTGGCTCAACATTGTACCCGAACGACTTAGCGGTGGAAATAGCTCGTTCCTTTCTGGTTTCTGGTTCCTTGTCCAAGAAGGCGGCAAGCCACTCTGCCGGATAGTAATTCAACAGCCAGGCACATTGGAAAGATAAGATACAATAAGACACAGCATGAGACTTGTTGAAACCATAGCCTGAAAAGTATTCAAACTTATTCCAAAGTTCTCTCGCTTCGTGTGAAGCCATGCCCTTCTCCAAGCAACCCTTGTGGAACTTGTCAAAGATTTTGTCTTTCTCCTCTGCAGCTGACCCTGTACCTTTCTTGGTCAGAAGCTTGCGAAGTTTGTTACCTTCGTCTAGGGAAAGGCCCTTACCCAGCTTGTGGGCAAGCATAGCTATCTGTTCCTGAAATATGAGGAATCCGTATGTCTCTTCTGTTATCTCTCGAACAACATCATTCTGATATTCTACTTCGTCCGGGGAGCGCTTTGCTCCAATAAACATCTTGTCAACGCCGGCAGATAATGGACCAGGGCGGTAAATAGAGGTGATAGCAGCAAGATCTGTAATATTATCTGGTTTTGCATTCTTGCAGAACGATTGTGCGCCGGCTTCTGTGAACTGGAATACGCCTGCCCACTTGCCCTTATGAAAAACATTCTTCCAGACTCTACTATCATTCAAGTCAATCTTATCTGGGTGTAGCTTTTCGTCATAGAACGCTCTTATTTGTTCAAATGTTGGGTTTTCAATTCCGTGGTGTCTCTTCAGGATGCGCTCAACAGCGCCTTCTACCATTCTAAGAGAAGCCAAACCAAGAATATCAAACTTAATAAAACCCATGGGCTCAAGATGTCTAACATTTTGTCCTTCACTCCAAGGTGTCTGACGGACACCGCCACTATTAATTAGTGGCATCCATTCATTCAGCCTTTCTCCAACCACAACACCGCCGGCATGGCGGCTAGCTGATCGAGTCTGGCCGTAGAGGGTTTCGACATGGGTCTTGATGTGTGGATACTTCTCCAGGAACTTTTGCAGAGTCTCCGAGTACATCATCAATTCTTCGAATGTCGGAGCATAAACACCTGCTGTAATACCATGAGCCTTCTTGGCTAAAGGAGTGGCCTCATAGACCATTTTGCTGGTCACGTTATTGACTTCTGTAAACTCTATACCATAGAATTTTGAAATGTCTTTAACAAGAGATCGAAGTTGCAACGTGTTCCAATTTGTGATAGGCACAACAGTATCATCGCCCCACTCATTAATAAGATGTTCTTTAAGCTCCATCGGATCCGATACATCATAATCAATATCTGGATAGCCCGAGCCTCCCTTTGTTAAAAACCTCTCGAACTGAAGACCATATTTAATAGGATCAACCTGAGTGATACCTAAGACATAAGAGACTAGCGAACCTGCAGCTGAGCCTCGGCCGGGACCGACTAATTGTTTCTCAACCGCCATATCGGCAATTGCTTTCATAGTCAAAAAATATTTACTGAACCCTCTGGATTCTATAATGTTGGTCTCGTATTCTAGTCTGTCTGTGTACTCTTTGTTTTCTGCCAATCCAAGGCTTCGGGCCCCTTCAACACACAAAGCTGCGAGGGTTTGGCCGGCTGTGCTGCCCTCTGGTACAACAAAGCCGGGTAGGCGAACGTTGTTGTCTGGTAAAAAGGATTCTATGCGATTGTGTGCAATCTCGTGAGTCCTCTTAATAGAGGCCAAAACTAACTCATCATCGTACTCGGCTCCTACAGATTTAGAGTAACTCTTGTAGGAGTCCCACATTTGGTCGCCATTCTTTGGATACAATTCATACCCAATTTCCTCCACAGAGACAGGAAGCTCTTCAGATAGATAATCTGGCCGGCCTTTGCCCAGCCAGCCTAGGCGCTTATATAGTTCCCTGTCTTTCCAGACATTCTCGTTATAATAATGAGAGTCCGCGGTTGAGATCAGTTCAATTCCAAATTCATAATGCATTTGAATAATGTACTGATTCAGTTCATGTTGCTCGGGGATGTTATTCCATTGTAACTCACCATACCACCGGTCGCCAAAGATTGACTGCATCTTTTGGGTTGTGTGCCGCATAGCATCTACAACTGCATCCGGGCCGTCGTCTCTGTTTTCCCAATAGTTCCCAGCATATACGCCACCTAGGCATGCGCTTGCAGCAATGACGCCCTTGTTATGTTTCTTCAACAAGGCATAATCAACACGAGGGTATCGATAGAAATTATCACCGACATAACTAGTTGAAATCATTTTGAAAATATTCTGTAGACCTTCTTGGTTCTGAGCCAACAAGATCATGTGCCTTCTTCGATTGAGGACGGACTTCATCTTTTTCTTTGATGCTTCGTTCTCCACTGTTGTTCCGGAAGAGCCGGCCTCGTAGTCCGACTTCTTCTTAGAAGCAGCTTTAATTTCTTCATACTCCTTCTTCCAGTTGGCGACTGAAGGGATGAAATACGCTTCAACGCCAAAGATGGGTTTGAACTCTTTGCCGGCTTTCTTCATCTTCTTGGCGTGAAGAACCTGGCCGGCCAAGCCATTAGCGTTGCCGTGGTCAGTTAGAGCGAGAGCGTCCATGCCGTTCTCATAGGCAAAGTCCATGTGCTCATTGGGATAACCAAGAGCATCAAATGGTGAACCTGCGACGGAATGAGCGTGAAGCCCGACGAAAGGAATACTAGGTTTATTTTTTGACGTTTGCAATTACGGCCTCCAAGTCAGTTTTAATTAAGTTTAGGTCTTCGAGTAGTTCTTCTTGTTCTTGTTTATTATACATGATTTCATTAAATAAGTCACGGAAAAACAACTGCTGGTCTGTAGTCATTGTGGCAAAAGTCAAAGGCACCTTTGCTGCTTCTTTACTATGGTATGCGATTTCGTCATACGCTTGTTCGATAGTGATCATCTATCTTCCTTTCTTATAAAGTGTGGTTTATTCATATTTTTAGACATCTTATGGATTCTCATATTTGATTTGTAAAACTCTTTCAGTTCGTCCCAAGAGTCTAGGGTGTAGAAATCTTTTATCTCTACTTTTTTATCTATATCTATTGTATCATGTTTGAAGATTTTGTCAAGGGTAAAATGTTTGGCGGACCATCGTTCTTCAATAGGTAAACTTTTATCTCCGCCAGTATTGTTTTCATTAAGCTGTCTTCTAAATTCTAGCCAGTCTTCTGGTGTAAAACTAAATGGTAAATACATATTGTCCCTGACTGTCTTTCCTTCAAACTCTCCGTATATCTTCTTACCTGCCCTAATCTCACCTCGCACCGATTTTAAAGACTTGATGTTGTATATCCCGTACGGAAACGAAACAAAATAGCTGCTGGGTACAATCCACTTTGATATCTTACTATGTACAATATATGCCGTCAGTGCTCCATGCAGTATGGACCAGCCAAGCGTGTCCTTTCTGTTTCTATCTTTCTGTAGCACTGGCACATAAAATATTGGGATATATTCTATACTAAGGTCTGGCATTCTCTTGAAATTCCATTGCTCATATATCAGCGGGTTGACGACATAGTCACCTAATCTCTTTTTTATAAGGGGTGCTGTCTGGTCATTGCAGATAATCCATATAGAGTCACAACCGATAGTGGCACACTCATATACCGAGCGTTCTATAGCCAGAATATCTTTGCAGAGCGGCTGTAAACAATCAACCCAAGGCAAGCCAAGCTTATCTTCTCTTCCCGATATTGGTATAATCCCTGCTAAATTTCTACCCTTCAGGGATTCTTCCATCTAAGATCTCCTTTGATGTGAGAGAGAGAAACTTTACATTCTCTGAATCTTTGTATTTGTTGTTGTCGATCGTATTGACATATCTCTTGACATGCTTCAGTTCTAGCTTCTTTATTGAGTTCTTTCCGTTTAAGTACTTCTTTGATTCTATGATACCTACATGACCCCTATCTGCAAGCTGTTTCTTCAATTTGAACATACTCATTGTGTCCGAGTATTCAAAGTCATATAGTTGCTCCTTTGTTAAGGTTGATACTACTGCTATATCAGTTATGTTCTTGTTTCCATCCACCCGCATAGAGTTGTAGAAATACACATCTGATACAAAGTTATCTTTGAAGTGCATGGTATCCAGTGGGCCGTAGTGACCAAACTTGGATACTTTGAAATCATCTATCACTTGGTACTTTTCTGTCTTCACTTTGTCGATCTTATTTTCGTGCGTAACGTTTGTCATATTAAAAATATAACACCTTTCAAATTCAAAGTCAATAAGTAAATTATCATCAAACACCTTTATGGTGTTGTCCTGGATCCTTATCTGTTTTACCTCTGGATAATCTATGTTCAGAGATAGAAAGCCAAGCATAATTTTTATCTTTGTCCAGATTTGCTTTTTGTTGCTTGTACCAAACAGAGAAAATCCCCTGCTCTCGTCAAAGAACAGGGGATAAAAGTTAGAACTCTGTATATGGTAAAAATTATTTATATAAGCAAACAGGGCGGATTCCATGGAGTGCCCTATTACAACGTCGGTCAGTAACATATCAATTCATACGGATAACTAGCGTAAACATAGTTGCCGCGGAATATTATGAAGGCTCCTTGTTCCTCTTCTTCTCTTGGTAGGCACACTTCATCAAGTATACTCATAAGGTCGTTGTACATTTGTACTGCGTTACTCGTCAGATCAAATGCTTCACCGCCACAATCTCGGGCTATCTCATCCCAGCCATAGAAAGGTAATGCAAACGTATGTACCACCGTGTTTGGGGCTCCTCTAACGGCTGCGACCAGCTCTGGAACCCCAACTGGTGGCCTGAGATATGTTTGCTCATCTTCGTCGGTGAAGACGATAACTATTCTGTCCGTATTCGGGCGCCAGTTGATGACAAATTGTTCTAATGGTGGTGTCGAAAATTCTCCGAGCTGCCACTCGCGATTGTTCAAGTCTACTCCTGCAGGGTTTAGATTCCTCATGGACAAAAACACCGCGTCGATTAGCATTTCTTCACCACCGTCAAAGTCTTCAGGGTCAAGCGCAATGAAGCGGGCGAGAAAATCCTGAAAGGGAGAGATGTCAGATATTATCTTTAGCTCCTCTCCTAAAAGGCCAGTATGTGGGTTGTCTTCCGAAAAGGGCCCTGCGATCAAGCCCCACTGAATTGCTTCTTCTGCTGAGAAATGCTGTGCAAATCTGCTAAGTGCCACCAAGACGGCTCTGATTTCCTCAGACATGGAACCACTTGCATCCACTATCAGTAATATGTCCGTATCTCTAATTTCCTCTCCATAATCGACCTCCCCGTCGCAGTCATCGTCAGCACCATTACAAACCTCTTCTTGAGGGACGATCTCGTCTTCACATATATCAACAACCCAGACACCGCCGGGGTCTGCGCCACCAAATTGTCCCTGAAAACATGTCTGGGTACCTGCTCTGCAGATTCCAATATCCAACGTTTCTGCAGGGCCGGAATAACAAGGCCTTGATACTCCTTCGTCGACGGCGACATCACAATCTTCATCAAAATTGTTACATTGCTCTATGGCAACTGGTCGGCCGATGAAAGGGTTGCAGTTCTGGCCTGGGATGAACCCTTCTGCATAAAAGCAAAGTGCTTTGCATTCGCTCATTTGCAATTGGAGGCAATCAACATCTAAGCACTCACAAGTCTTGAATCCCTCGCCACAAACAAGAGGTGGCTCAGCACAGGGAACTAAGACGCCGACCTGATCCTGCGTGCAAAGACACTCTAACTGCTCATCTGGTCGGCCGTCACAATCATTATCTAAACCATCACACACTTCATCGATGGGCTGCCTGGCTGAGCATGAAACCCATTGGCCTGCGATACACCTCTCAATACCTAATTCGCATATGGTCTCACACTCTCGGACGAGACCTTCATCGACTAAGCCGTCGCAATCGTTGTCTATATCGTCACAATCCTCATCAGGTATCTGACCGCACAAGTCGCATGCATTTCTTTGACCTTCGTCTTCAAGGCCGTCGCAATCATTATCCTCGAAATCACAAATCTCTTCTTGCGGTTCTGGGACGTTGCAGTTTATTATTTCTCCCTCTAGGCATATGCCCTTTCCTTCACCGCATTCACCCTCACACGGAAACAAGCCTTCATCAATCCGGTCATCGCAGTCGTTGTCTATTAGATCACACTTTTCGTCAACACATGGCTCGCATGGACCATGGAGGAGAAAGCCCTTACTGCACAAAACCTTCTGCCTCCCTCTAACCCCTGGCTCTGGCTCACAATCAAACCATTCGATTGAGTCAGAGTCAGAGCCCGGTGGGCACTCACTAGTGACAAAACAACCCGTCCTATCAATAATCTCTGGAGGTGGACAGCCCTCATCTTGTTGAAAATCACATGGTATCCTATCAGGGCCGCAAATATCTAAAGTTATACGGATGGCTTCTACCTCCCTATTGGCGTTTGGGGGGCAATACCATTGTTGACGAGTGCAACACTGAGGATGACAGAAGCAATATTGCTCTGGTTCGCTGGTGGTGACTATGTCACAAGGCTCTACGAACGCGTCGGGTGGGGATGCATCAGGCGCGGCCATGCCTGGTAGTTGAGAATCTTGTTGTAATACTTCTAAGTCTGGTAAAATAACGTCGGGCAGTGAGGGCATGCCGTCCATAGGGCCTGAGATGATTGGTTCTGCGTCTTTCTCGCTTCCAACGTTTTCGGGTTGCTTGATTCCAACTTCCGCGGTGTCATCGGAACACCCAAATAGCAACAACAAAAATATTAACCTCTTCATTTCTCTTCCTTTGATTTTTCTACAAGATCAGAACTACTCTGAATCTTGCCTCCTCCAACATTCCAAAGAAGCTCAATACCCAAGTGGTTACACAATGCAACCTCTGGGGTGTTATTACCTTTTCTATCTCCTCCGTTTGCAAATACATCTGGCCTTATTCTTTCGAGTGCCTCACAGACAGTGCCATCTGAATCATCGACCCTAGAAACCTGAATCACTCCCTCAATCGAGGATATAATTTCTGCCCTTTCTTCCCACGGCATGAATACATACCCTTTCTTCCTCATGAGCCAATCGTCAGAATTTGCCACAACTATAACATGACCTGTGCGTGCAGCTTCGACGATCATCCTGACATGACCGACGTGAATGGGGTCGAACCCACCAGAAACCATTATCCTCTTCATCTTATAACTCCATATTATATTTTTTAATATATGATTCCACGGCATGTGGAAAGTGTTTTTTCGCTACCTCTAGGCATGCTTTGGCCACTTGTTGTATTTCCCATTGGGCTCCTTCGTGTATACGGAGAGATATAAACTTTAGCAAATTATGGAGGTTAACCGTACCATAATATTCTGTATATAAGTTCTGGGGGAGTACACCTCTTGCTTGCTCTCTGCAAATGCCTGCATGGACCATTGCCTTATATAGATTCACACTCCTAGTATTCTGCATAGCAACTGCGGTTTGAGCCGACTCATAACCTATGCCCAAATATGCAGAATCCAGTATTGGGTTGACTAGTTCGTCATTGCTGGCTTGTCTGTTACTTTTGTGTTGGGTTCTAAACTTCTCCGGGCTGTAAAACTTCATATCTACACTGGTATACCTGCGACTAATCTCGTTGTATGCCCACGTTCTATGCCTGTGGTGTTGAGACCTTATGAAAAGAGGAACAACAAAACGCATTGTAATAGAACAATGCTCAAATGGGCTAGTGTGGTTGTGCTGCATGAGATAGTTAATAAGTTTAATGTCTTTCTCATCTAATTTATCCTTTTCTGCTCCGAAACTAACACGAGCTGCATTGACTATTGTCAGGTCATTGCCCATGTGTGTAATATACTCTACGGCGCCAATACCATCTTTAAATAAGTCAATCTTCATTGGCTCCTCGCAAAATTCCAACAACATAATTCTCAAGGATCGTAAAGTAAGATTTATTCCTCACCACAATCTCTTCAATCATTGCTCTTTCTATCACAATCAGCTTATCGTCTATAGTACGGGACCTTAGTTTCTGCAGTGGTGAACAGCAATCTGCTGCCACATCCATCACAGTGGCTGTGATAAAGCGGTCTTCTTCGATTTCAAAATCCTCCGGAAGAAGAACACCTGTTGACGTTTCATTCTTTTTTATGTGAGGAATTATTGTAATATGTCTGTTTATCGGTTTTAAAACCGGTGGGATTCTAGACATTGATTGTCCTCACCGTTCTTTTGAGTTTATTAAAATAATCTGTCAATTGCTCCATATCTGTATCTGACTTAACAAGTCGGTAAGCTTTTACCGCTAGTCTCATCTCTTCCTTTGAGAGCCAACCATTCTCATCATAAGATTCTCTCAAGTCTCTGCGTTGCTCTTTAAATGGCTCCATTGCATCTTCGATAGCTGAGAATTCCTTTACAAAATTAGAAAGGTGTTCTTCGGTTGTTAGTAGTTTGTCATCATTAGAACTCATTTTTGCTCCTTTATGTTTTCGTTCTTTTATAAGAATAGTTTATTATATCGTATTTGTCAAGGGGTTTAAACAGAAAAACTTTCGCCACAGCCACAAGTTCTTTTTGCGTTTGGATTTGAAAATTTAAATCCAGACTGATTTAGTTCGTTTACGAAATCTATCTGTGTTCCCATCAAATACAGATAGCTTTTTGGGTCGATGTATATGTTGACGCCGTGACTTTCTATTGTGCGATCTGATGGTTCTGGGCTGTCAAACTTTAAGTTGTACGTAAAGCCCGAACATCCTCCGCCGCGGACACCCGCACGAATGCCGGATTCTTCCTTGTCTTCGAGAAGTGTTTTTATCTTTGCCGCGGCGAGTTCAGTTAAAGTTATCATACAAATTTTACTTCGCAGGAGCCGCCGGCACAGGCCACTTCGCCTTTAAGGTCGGTGTTGTCCTCTTCTTCGGTGACTTTGGTGAGGTCAATACTGGTGAGGGATCCCATGAGGGCTTCATATGTTTCCTTCGAACAATCCTCAAATGGGGCCTGTTTGTATGTGTGATCAGAGAAAGGCAATACAGATAAGCCATTGTAACTATTGCGATTTTCCCACATCCACTCTCCAACATCAGCCCATTCCGCGTCCTTGATAGAAATAGTCGCAGAGATGTTATGAGTGTTCTGACCCTTACGAAAACCGGGCTTAACCCACTCATCTGTCACATGTTTTACTCTCTTAAGTAGCTGCAGCGCAGACTCTGTTCTGAGGATCGAACCCTCTGGAGACTTTTGCGGAATGGATATGACGGCAGTTGTGTGAGGGCTGAAGTATTCATCCTCGATCAACTCTGGGTGGTTGTTTGCCAAATAAGTATAAATTGGTTCGTTCTTTCCCACTCGTACACGTCTGACATAATAATCATTGTGCCAAGCGTGGATGCCAGAACTTGTACCAAGTGTCAGGCTGGTTGTTCCTGCAGGCTTAACACACGTGGTTCTCGCTGCTGGTTTGATGCCAAGAAGTTCTGCGGTTCTAGCATTTTCTTCTTTTACACAAGTTGCGGCTTCTTTCATATCCAACTTGAGGACGGCGCCGCTTGCGATACCTGTCATACTGACGCCGATGAGGGCATCCTTTTCGGTTGTTCTCCTCCAGACATCCCTAAGGTAATGAAAATCAGTATAGCTTGCCTGCAGGGTTCCAATAAATGCTGCGGCTTTTACGCGGTCGTTTAGATCCTCTTGCGTCTCAACGTTTGAGACATTTACTTCTGTAAGGTTGCAAAACTGATACGGCCTTAGGCCAATCTCGCAACAAGGGTTAGTTCCCCAATCTTTATCATTAGAGAAATAAAAGCCTGGCTCTCCTGCTCCGGAAGCCTTAACCCTATCCCAAAGACCCATAAAATATTCTCTATCAATCTTGTGACGAAGAAGCACAACAGAGTTGTTTGCTCTACCTCTCTGTGGGTTAGTCTCCCACCAATTGCCGGTTTTAGCAGCAATCATGTCTTCATCGTCAGCTGAGAATAATGAAATCAGAGCAGCCCTTCGGATACCGCCTGCCAGCACAGCGTCGGCTATATGACAGATCATATCGTGTACTTCGATTGGCTTTAGTTTATCTCCGTTTTCCTTCTGCGACAGCATACCTTCTAGTTTGACCAAGCACTCACGGAGAGGCTGGGGTCCTGGGGCTTTACCTCCAGAAGTAACGAGAGCAGCACCTTTCGGGCGAATGTCTGAAAAATCAAATCGGAGTCTTGAGCCTCCGTGAAAATAAGAACGGACGAGAGTCTTTACTGCATCGGCCCAGCCTTCGATAGAATCGTTAACGAGAAAGCGTCGAGTTCTCTTTTCGTTCGGTCTGGTGATCTCTGGTAGATTCTCCACGTGGTGTTTTTGTACCGAGTATCCTACACCAGTACCACCAAGAAGCAGAAACATGGCTTCGCCGAAGCATCGCCAGTCATCAGCTGGCATGAAAGCACAATTAAAGATACGGTTTGGTGCAACTTCAATTGGCTTTCCGCCAAACTGCATGGAGCGCATAGATGGAAGAACCTTTTTATCAAAAACCATTTTATATGCCTTCCTTATTCGGAGTTCCATGTTCGGAAACTTCTTAAGATGCATATTCATGTTACGAGTTACTAGTTCGTTCCACGTTTCTCTTCGCTGTTCTTCTTCAAGATAACGGGCATACTTCATATGCACTGTGATTTCTGACAAAATTTTATTTGATAACTCCATTCTAACTTGCTCCTTTTTGTTCTTTTTTGAAATTTGCGTACTTCTGCTTTAGATTATCTAGCCTCTCTGCTGAGGATTTTTCCATTATCTCTCCAATAGACTCGTTTGTTTGGGGCAAGACCTTAATCGTTACATTGCTAGTGTCCATAAAAAGAGGATATACTAAACCATCTGGTCCGTTTCTGTTTTTCGCAACAAAAATACGACCTTGATTGGTATTCTTATCTTCTATCGTCCTAGAGACTGTAAAGATAAAGTCTGCTACAAAACACTTGTTAAACGCTTCCGATATGGACTCCATTGTAATGACTTCGGCATTCAGACCCGATCGGTTTGTCTGAGATGCCGTCCATACCGGACATTCAGCTTCTTGGGCCAGGCCTCGTAGCTCCTCATAAATAGTTTCCAATTGGTGCCTTTTCTCGTCTCTTTTTGAAGATTCTGGTTTTATTAAATCTCCATAATCCACGATAATCATGTCTGGTACAAAGTCTCTTCTTCGTAACTTATCGATATGATTCTTTATTGTTTGAATCGATGCTGAGCGGGTTGGATACTCTTTAACAATCAATTTTCCTGTTAAATCTTTAATCTCGTCATAAATCTTTTCCTTAAAGACACAGAGATTTTTCAATTCAACACCAGTGATGGCGGAATCATATCGGCCTGCGACTATCGTGTCTCCAAGCTCCAAAGTATAATGAAGAACGTTCTTCCCCTCTTTGAGGGCTTGAGCGCCGAGATGAACAAGAACCATGGACTTACCAGCTCCAGTAGGGGCCACTACAACGCCCAACTCGCCCTTACCTAGGCCACCCTTGGCAATTTCGTCTATCTGCTGCCAGCCGGTTGTTACGGGGTTCCTAGCTTTCTTCTCAAAGCGCTTTTCAAAATCGGCAAGGTACTCATACCCAAAAGAATTATCAGAGCCCAACTTAAGTGCACCATCAATTATCTTTGATACCTCATCAAATGATGACGACTTAATTAAATCAACAGATTTTATGAGTGCTTCTTTTAATTTTTGCTTCTTGCAGAAATCAAGAGCAGTATCTTTGATATACTCAGAAGATTTTGGGATGAGCCCTTTAGCCAAGACCCTTGCGTAATATTCCCGAATTCGGACTTTGACTGACTCTGGTTCTCCATCCAAACCTGTTCGTATGATGGAATGCATAATATTAGATGTGGGGTGGACTCCATACTTTACTCTATAATCCTTTATTTTCTTTATAAAGACTCTGAGGTGTTTGAGTTCTAGAAAACCAAGGTCTAAAACTTCAAACATCTGGTCGGCGAAGGGCCTATCGTTCAGAACAAGGTGGCACAAGTCCTCCTGAAATGATTTTCCAAATTTTGAGAAACTAACTGCCGATTCCATGTTCTTCCTTTGTATATTACTTAGATATTATATCAGTCTTTATCCCGAAAAGGAAGTAATAATATCATTAAATTTTTGCTCTAAATCCTGCATATTCACAGTCAACACCCCGTCCTGGATCATCAGCTTTCTCATCTCTGTTTGGTTGTAGTGTGGTTTATACTCCTCAAATGTTTCATCAATTCGGTTTTTACACTGAATTGACATTTGAGGTGAAGACAGCTGCATGATGTTGTAATTCTCTTCTATCACTCTTTCCGAGTCGATGACACTTTTATAGATCTTTAGTTTGTTTTCTTCCTTTTTGCACTCATGCAGAATATCGTCAATAAAGTAATCATTGTCTTCTTTGAGAAAAGAAAATCGCTTTGCGACTGTTCCAAGGCCGACTCTTGGAACACCAGCAAGGTTATCGCTCGGATCGCCAGCCATGGCCCTGGCGAGGGCGAAGTTCTTAGGGTGTATTCCGAATTTGTCGACAACAACGTTTTTGCTTAGCACTTCTTTCTGAATCGGTCTAAACAATAGTGTCTTATCATCTAAGAGCTGAATGAAGTCCTTGTCGGCGGATACAATAACCTTTTGCCAATCCTCAAACATAGAGGATGACTTAACATAAGAAATCACATCGTCTGCCTCCACCTCTGGTTCCATGAACTGGACCATTGGTGTTTGGTTTAGGTATTCAATGACCCGTAGCTGCTGCCAGAGCTTGTTATTGTCTGTATCTTGGGCTGTCATCTCATCAGAATTCCAATTAACTCTGAGGGGCTTTCTACCCGCCTTATAGTTCTTATTCATCGCTCTGCGTTTCTTAGAACCGCCCTTACCATCCCATACTACAACAATCATATCAGGATTAATCTCTCTGGTAATTTTGTTCATAATATTGATAAATGTTCTCATACCACCGATGGGACTGCCATTGGGGTTTTTACTTGGGTCTACAATATAGCCCCGGATAAACTGATTGAACGCATCAACAATCATTACTCTCTTCATTTTATTCTCCAAAAAAAAGCCCGGTCATAGACCGGGCAAGGGGTGTGGGTTAGTCGGTTTCTACCGGAGGGTCTTCCGTATCGTAGAAATCGTCAGCTTTGCCTTCTCTATTCTTGAATTTCATAATAACATCTTCGTCCATAATTGTCAAGACACTTTTCCTGAAATCTTCGTTCTTAAGCTTATCTGTCCACATCTTGCGTTGGAACTTCTCTTCCGAGCCGTCATTCTTCACAAGTGTAAACCAAGCCCCAGATTGTTTGAGCCTATCAGAAACCTGAATAGCGTCAAACCAACTTTCCTCATCTTGGACTCCGATATCCTCATCGCCCCAAAGAATCTTAAAGTTGCAATGGCGGCCGGCTGTACCAAAACGAGACTTTTCAAGCTTCGCTTTGACTTCTGAACCTATTCTGAAACCATTATCATCTTGAACAAAAGAAGCTTTGGCTTTTCGACCAGTAAGCCAAATTCGTAAAGAATAAGCATAGTGCATCGCTTTGCCCCCTGGAGTTACATAAGGGGTTGTCATTGCCTCAGTCGGTGAACGTGTAATGTTTGTCTTTAGCTGATTAAGCACCAGAAACGTTGCTTTATTGTTAGCAATTGGCACTGTTAATTTTGACATACCCTTAGATAGAATCCTTGGCTTTACGGCCATTGAGGATTGAGGGTTAAAGTCACCCTCAACATCTGACATAGAAGGTGTTAGGGCCAGGGAGTCCCAAATGAATAACCA